CCCGGGAACTGCGCATAAAAGTGACCACGGTCTAATTCAGGCTTTTCCATTTACTTCCCCTTCCCTGCTTGCGGCTTGATGCTGACCCTGAAGTTGGTGGCAATCGGGTTGCCATCCTCATCACGCTCAAGCGTGCCCTTCGGCGTTTTCTTAAACTGCGGATCATACTTCACAAAGAAACCTTTGGATTCAACATGCGCCGTATCGTTCTTGCTGGCGACGTTCTTGTTCTTCAGGCCGACAATGACGCCCTCTCCGGGGTTTTCAATGCTGTCCAACGGTCGAAAGTCGTGCGTGTCGCCAGAAATCACGCGATAAACCTTGCCGGTCTCCTCGTCGTGAACTTCCTGCGGGATGGCGTCTTTATGGCTGAAAGCCATGGCGACATTGTTGCCTTGGTCAAGACGCCGACGCATCTCCTTCCAGTTGCTGTGCGGGTTATCAACGCCCTCCTGAGAGACGCCCGTTGACGAATAGGTGTAGTGGTGATTTGGCGCGACAGGATCATAGCCCATCTTCGTGTAGTCGTAGAAGTCGACTTCCGGATGTCCTTTGATAATCGGCTCAAGAATCTTGGGGCTCAGATCGGAAAGAACGTTCAGGCGAACGCCAAGCTTGTTACCATTGTATTCAGCCTCGCGCTTGGCGCTCTGAATCTCGTCAAACAGGCGAACGGCGAAAGCCTCGGGCTCCTGCAGCATCGCAATCGTTTTGTTCAGGCTGTTGAGACGCGGCCCCTTGAACGCATCAAGGTCGCGTCCGCCGCCAACCTTAAAGTAATTGCCCGACGTCTTCCCAAGGCACTCGTCCTTGCAAGACGCATGATTTGGACACGTCTGGAAGTTGCCCATCTTGAACGCCGGCGAAAGTGCAAGGCCGGTCGTCTCAACTCCCATGCCGTCAACTTCAAGCGGCTTCCCGCCCTTGTAGCCGGCCTCCGCCTTCATGAGCTTCTCGTTGCGGCCCAGAAGCGGGACAGGCTTGCCATCCTTGCGCATGCCGATATACGGCGCCAGCTTCTCAATAGCCGACTTTGTATTGGCGACGCGCTCCTTGTAGGGCAAATTCATATGCTCTTCGATGGCCTTATTGAACGCGTCCGTTAGCGTCTGGACGCGAGGCATGTTCGCCTCCTCCTCAGCGCGTTCGGCCCACGGGGCGCCTTCCGGAACGTTATACATCGAGCCAAGCGTGCGCTTCGGCTGATAGCCAACGCTGCCCTCAGCGCCCGGCGCCGGCATGCGCGGCGTCGGAGCCGGAACAGGCGCGTCTCCTCGCACTTCGCCAGCGACTGTAAGCGCCTGGCTTACAGGGTCCGGCTCGCCGCCATCCGCCATGACCTGCCGGCCAACATGCGGCATATACTGCGTCGGATATTCGTCTTCCAGAAGACGGCCGCCATCGGCCATCTGCGGCTTGACTTCCAACGTCGGGGAAAGCTGCGACGTCTGCGTCTTCAGCCTGTCGCTGATGATATCAAGCGCACGATCAATAATTCTAGACATTTGGTGCGCCCTTGTTCATGTCGCGCAGAAGGTTGGCGAGGAACTGGTCTTCGCGGCTGCGGCGATCTTCCGTCTTATGGTGCGAACCAACCACCCGATCCGCCTCCCTGTGCTCCGCCTCAAGCCCCATCTGCTGAGCCTCAAGATTAAGCTTATCACGGCGGTTCTGTGCGTCCATCATCTTGGCTTCAGCCTCAAGCTCCTTCGCCGGATCCTGCTGGCCCTTCGCCTTCATGCGGACTTCCTCAACCTTCGCCTCAGCAATGATGCGACGCGTTTCTGCGTCCATCATGCGCGCCTGCGCTTCAGACTGTGAATCGGCGATGGACGCCTGCGCGACGGCCTCCTTGGCGTCAGCTTCCTTCTGCAGGATCTTCAGTTCTTCAATCGCCTTCATCATCTCAGGCGGCATCTGCTGCTTCTGGTCATCCGGCGCGAGGAACTGCTCAGGATTGCTCCAGCCAATCGCCCGCATGGCGGCGATGTCAATGGCCTGCGCGTTATACATGGATGGGTTGCTCTGCTGCAGTTGCTTCAGAGCCATAACCTTCATGATGCGCTGCGTATGGCTGGCCGTATTGGGGTCAGCCTGCGGGACAAGCTCGCAATCATCCAGAGCCGCAAGAAACGTCGCCTCGTCCCACGCCAACGACGGGCGCCGGCACTTCATGTAGAAGCTCTCGGGATGCTCGCGGAAGCAGCGAACAAGAAGGCTGAACTCCTCCGCCTGCGCGGCGTGGATGCGCTTATGAACGCTGTTCATGATCTTGGTGGCCTGATCAATCAGCGCCAGGGTCGTGCCGACAGGCGCGTCTGCGCGGCCCTCTCCGACGGCAAGCTCTGCCGTCCCGCCGACGCGCTGCCCCGTCTCAACGACATTCTGGACAAGCTGCATCATCGGAGCGCCGGGCTCCTTGTAGGGTAGCGGCATGATGGCCTGATTAATCGGAACACCGCCCGTCTTGACGAGCGCGCCGCCGCCCGGAGGCACGCGGAAGATATTGGTATTCTGGCGGGCCCCCGTGTCGGCCATCAGGAAGCCGGGGAAGTTCGCATACATGCCGGCGTCAAGCATCTCGCGCCAGGCTGCAGTCACCGCATTCGTGGTATTACCCAGAATATGAAGTAGACCAATATCGTAAAAACCCATACCGGGAACAAAAGTATATTTGACAAAATTCGTGCGAGCCTCCGGAAGCTCGTCTCCTTCTTGTCCCGTCGGCTCATCGTAGTTCCTCACGATAGCAAGTATCTCTCGCGATGAAACGTCGATTGTAACACGATATGGGATTTCCAGCCCTGTTATCTTCCCCTTGTGGCGATGCTCAAAGCCCGGGATATCCAATTCGCAATAGCACTCGTAAATCTCGCGATCACGATCTTCTGCGTTGATGGATTCCGTTGAAATGCCCTGCTGCGCCATCTTCTCGCGCTGAACGGCGTCAGGGCTTTCCTGCCCGGGCGTGGTCAGGTCAATGTCGCGATAAACGCCAAGAATCTGCAGCCGCTTGACAGTTGACGGCCGCATATAAACGCGATGCGTGACGCGCTTGGCGTCAGTTAGCGTGGTGGCCGAATTGTTAACGATGAGGTCATCTGCATCCACCGTTTCGCTGACCGGGCGACCGCGTAGGGGGCAGAAATAGACTTTCTTGAAAGCCGTTCCGCCGAAACCCAGCATAAACAGCATCCTGTCAGTATCAGGATAGTATTCTTTGGCTGTCGCTGTGAGGTAATGGTTCAAATCCTTCTCAAGCGCGTCGGCAAGCAAGTCCTGACGCTCATTGGAATCAACCGAATCAACCCGAACCTTGACCGGACCGTCAGTCGGCAGAAGCTCTGAACGGGCATTCGCCTGAAACCGGAGAACCGCCTCAAGCATCAGCGGGTGGCGGACCTTGGACATGCCCTCAACAGGGGCGCCATCGGTCGCGCCCTGTAGCTGCGGGATTTCAACAGTCAGGCCAAGCAGCTTGATGCCCTGCGCCCTGTCTTCGACCCAATCTTTACGGCTATCAAGATCGTCTCCAATGCCGCGCAGAAGGTCGCTGGATATGGCGGAAAGTTCGGCGCTATCAATCTCATCAACAAGGTTGCGGAACCAATCAGCGGACTTCTCTGCGTCGCTGACGCGCTCTACCGGCTCCCCGTTCAGGGATACGGTGACGGACCCGTCGTCGTTTGCCAGCCGGATAATATTGCCCTGGTCGTCGTATTCGTTCTTGTCCTCGCCGTCCTCAAGAATTTCAACGACAAGGTCTTCCGCCTCACCCAGCCCCGCGGGCCCCTGCTGGCGGATAGAGGGCGACAGCCCCGGCACTAACGACATATCAGGAATCCTTGCTTTCAATCAGGATTGTGATTTCATCGGAAAAGCGCTGGAGCCCTTCGACGGCCGCCATATTAGCATCCACGGCGCTTATTTCATAGACGCGCACATAGTCGTTGGGCGCCTTGCCCCACGCCTCCACCCGGTAGCGGCCCAGCCCCTGCCCGTGCGCCGGCGGCGGTTCAATGACGTCAACAACGGCGCTTGCGGGGATCATCAGGTCTTCCTTACTAAATTGGATACAGCGGGCCCTCCGAAGAGCCTGTATGCATTCTACTTTCGTCGAGCGACGAAGTCCATTCTTCGTTACGGATAAGCACCCCGATTTGTCGCAGATGCCGCAGCGCCATGCTAACCGTGTCGACAAGATCGTCATGCTTCGCCCGCGGGAATTGGGCCGCCTGGGTAATCACCATATCGGCCCACGACCTATCAGGCGCATAAATCAACCCTTCCGCAAACAGATGCTGCACGCTGTAGAGACGCGACAGTTTATCCTGAGATTTGGGATCCACAAGCTCAACATAGAAATCGTCGTGCCCGTATATCCTGCGAAGCTCCTGCGCGACGCTATGTCCCGCAGCCTTGTTTCCAATCAGAACCTTTTCGCAATTATATCGCTGCATCGTCTCCCGAACGCGCTCAACCAGGTCGTGTAGCTCCAGCCTGTCCTGCCATGCATACATGAGCATGCAGCGAGGGTGCTCCTGCGTATATGTTCTTTCCAGAGCCGCCATCATCTCGCCGTCGCGGGTCGGAACGCGCGTAATCTGCGCCGTCTGGTCGCCGCCGGACCAGACGCCCCAAACGGTCATGGCGCTCGGGTCGTTCTCCGCCTTCGTCGTATATGCGCAGTCTAGCGCCGCAATGACGTAATCAAACGGCGGATAGGATTGCCCCTCCCAAAGATGCCACCACTCCCGCTTGATGACGGCGCCGCCGCGGGGCTCAGGCGACTGCTGATATTGGCCGGCAGTCGCATAAGGCCCCATGACGCGCTCGTCTCTCTCAACCACTTCAAGAGGGAAGCGCGCGGGGAATAGAAGCTCTCCCTCCTCGCGGCGGGGGTCTTCGCGACCCAGCATCGTCGGCACGGCGCGCATCGGGTCGTAGCGCATTGGAAGCATAATATGGTCGTAGCCAAGGCCCTTCTCCAGAATTACGCCGCTAGTGTCCTCTTCATGCAGCCTCTGCATGATGACGATGATCGCCGATTCAATCGGTTTGTTCAGTCGGCTGGGGACAGCTTCAAGAAACCACTCCTTACGCGTCTCGCGCACGGCGTCTGAGGCCGCATCTTCAACGCTGAGCGGGTCGTCGATGATGACCCTGTCACCGCGAGCGCCGGTAATGGATCCGGCGGCGACAGCCTCCCGAAACCCGGTTGATGTGTTCTCAAACTTGGTTTTGGCGTTCTGATCGCCCGTCAGCTTTACGCGGTCGCCCCATCGGGACTGATACCATTCGCTCTGAATCAGGCGACGCATCTTGGTCGAATCGCGAATGGCAAGGTTCTGCGAGTGCGAGGCGCAGACATACCGCAGATGCGGCATGTTCATCGGTCCCCATTCCCAAGCCGGCCAGAACACATTGGTCAGCAGAGACTTCATCGTGCCGGGCGGGACGTTGATAAGAAGGCGGTTGTAAAAACCGCCGTCTTCCTTTTCAACGCCGTAGGTGATTGCTTCGAGATGCTCGCAGATGAAGTCAATGTGCCAACCGTGGATATACTCCGCGCCAGGCTCAATGACATGCCAGGCTTGCCGGACGAACTCAGCGAGGCTTTCCTCGCAGTCCGCCCGGTCA